CGCATCCAGAAGGATACGTTAAGAACAGTGCTTTGCTTATCTACAAAGTAGGAGTTGATCGTACCTGCATTACCTTGAATCTGAGAAAGTCGCATCCATTCATCCCAGGACAGGGAAACGAGAGGACGCTTAACATTACTATTTGCAATGAGAATATAAGCCTGCAAGATGCGAGTAGGCTTAGCCATTACAACATCACCAGTTAGACCAATTGAATAGGTTAACTGATCAGCAACAAGAGGGATTGAAAGATCCTCCAGCAGAAACAGTTTAAGGCCCTGAGTCTGCCAGAGGTTAATTACATCACATAGCCTACGCATACCTTCTGCAAGCTGCTCACTATCCGGTTCGTCCCCCTCTCCAAGGATGCCGGCATCGTGGTAAGCATCATAGATAATACCGTAAGGAGTATTGGAAACGGGGGCTACCATTATTTAAGCCTCTCGAACTGGATCGGATTTAAGGAAGTGCAATACCAAACTAAATGGAGTAGTTGCTTTTGTAGTTAGAAGTACATCACCAGTAACTCCAGTCCCTGCATTGTTAGGGATACCTCCAAAGCAGGAAAAGTCCATATCTGCATCATTACTACCAAAGACATTCAAGATACTAACATCAGTGGTAGCATCCCAAAACAACTCAGCAGTACCAGCTGGATCAAAGTTATACCAGAGTTTAAGAAGTCGAACCCTGGTACATGGAGGATCTAGGGTAGATACGTCTACAATAGTAGCCAGAGTATCTCCGCCAGCTCCATCTACTTTGATGATGTAGTTTCGGGGGCCGTCATCAATTACCTGCACAGTAGCCATGATTAACGCTCCTTAGCTGCGAACATAAAGTCAGCATTGAGAGTCTGGGCAGCGGCAGTACCTGCAATAACGGCAAGGGTAGGATTCAGATTTGCAGTCGGGAAAGCGGCAGTGAGAGAAGAATAAAGAATCTTCTTCACTGGACCAAGCACTGCAACATTCTGATTAGGCTTATTACCAATCAGATGATAGCCGGCAAAGATATTGATATTGCCGAGTCTGTCAGTGAAGAAGCCCAGGTCAATGTCGGTAGCTGCAGTCAGGTAGCCGGTCAGGGTAGTCGTTCCAATAACAGAACTGCCGGACACAACGTTAACTACAATGTCAGTGCTCGCAGCAGCCTTACTGAAATAAATACCATCAGTAACAGTGCCAGGAGTGGTAGTGGTCTGAATCAGGCCAGCGATGATTTCAGTATTGGTAATATCTGCTACCTGAAAGCGGACAAGGTAAGCAACCTTCTTACCATAGGTGAGAACAAACGGAGCCTGCTTAAGCTGAATCTCAGCCTGATTAGTAGCAGTAGCGCCGGTGGTAAACAACAATCTACCCATGTCGCCGTCAGCACCTGCTACGCTACCACCAGTAGCGGTAACAGTATAGTCACCATTATTGTAGTGCACGAAATCATCCTCGTACACAGCATAATAGAATGGATCAGGAACACCAAGCTGACCAAGAGGCTGGAAAGAAGCATCCTGAGTAAGGCCGTGGGTAAAGCGAGTAGGTGCAGACATTTTAATCTCCGAGTGATAACGCCTTTCGGCGTGGTTAGTTCCACGTTATCTACTACTGTCCCAAATTGGGACATAAGTATGGGGAAGGTTTCCCTTCCCCCATACCTATTTATTTCTTACCTTTTCTCATACCATGGTAGTTCTTCATGCCAGGGGCTGCTCCAGCCTTCCTTGCAAGGTTTCCGATAACTCCACCTGGAACACCTTGCGCTTTCAACTGTGCAGCCCTGCCGCCATAGCCAAGCTTATTGGACTTCCCCTGGAAGGAACCAGTCTTTTTAACTCCGGCCATGATACACCTCCTTACGGACCATTAGATCCAAAGATACTACGAGGATCGGTGCAGCCAACACTGAAGCGCATATAAGTAGCCGCTTTAGCATTCTTCGTATCGAAGTCATTATCCTGATCAAACTGCGGCTTGTTCCTCCAGAAGAAGGTCATGCCATTCGGGATATTAGTACGGACGAACCATGCACTTGGGCTGGTGAAATAGTGATTCACCTTAATACCTTCCGGGAAGGCATTAGTAGCCTTAAGCACGTTGATCGCATTATTCGCAGTGTCATTCTGCAGAACAGACTTCAGAATACGATTAGCGTTGTAGAATTCCTGCGTAGCAACATGCAGGGACTTAGGCATCACAGCAATCTTCAGTCCTCTATCATTAACAGCATTCATAATCTGAATGTTGATATCTTCGAGGGACGCCTCACTCAAATCTGCACCAGGAGTAAGGGCATTGCTGTACGTACCACCAGTAGCATTGACGTGAGCTGCGCTGATAAGCGGCTGACCGTCAGCAGTGGTAAAGTACGTGCCAGAGAAGGCATCGTTGTAGATCAGAGCGCCTACATTCTCGACAGTCTGATTACAGGAGAAGGCATTAGCCTTCGCACGACGCATGGAGACTTCCTTGTACAGATTATCCTGAAGCTCCTCATAGGTAACGATATAACCCAGCGCATATGCAATGTGCTGGTAGGTGGTCACCCAGCCCTGCTGCTCCGAGTCATAGGCAGTGGAAGCACCTTGACCCTTAACAGGGGCGAGGCCAAAGCCAGTTACCTGAACATCCTGCTCATAGGCCTTCTGAGAACTATCCATGTCATACAGGTCAGTATACTCAGTCGGGTGAGCATCATACACCTGACCCCAGATAGCATGGATACCAGGCCAAAGGAGTTTCGGATGGATACCAGTATTAATTACGCCTGCCATTTCGTATTCTCCTTAAAGGCCAGCCGTACCGGCAGACAGTTCATGGGCGTTAATCTTGACCAGCCACTTGGCATTTGCCCCGAAGGCATTACCCTGTCGCTGTGCAAGGCCGAGCAGGCGAACCTGCAAAGTTGACGTGGTATTAGGAGTTGCATCAGTGGCCGAAGCAAGCTGCCAGCCAGACACAAAGCCATTACCAGCTGCGAGATAGAGCACCTGATTTAGGCCAACCTCAGTAGCTGAAAGAGCCGTACCATTAGCATGCTCCTGTACTTCAAAGATCGTATTAGGATCATCGACAACAAGAGCATACCACGTATCAGACTGAGCTGCAGCAGGTCGATAGGTGATATCAAGATTAGAGGGATTGGCCAGAGATTCCTTATTACGACCAATACCTACAATAACACCTCTGATAGGACCAGTGGCAGCTGCCAGTACAATACCTGCAATACCAGTAGCATCAGCAGTGCCGCTGGAGATAACCGGATCACCTACATACAAAGCCGCTGCACTGTAGGAAGCTGCAATAGAATAAATACGGCCTCCGCCGTTGTAAGGAGCACCGGTAATGCTCTGTACGGGGGAGAGGCCGGTAGGACGATTGGCGTTAGCCATGTTTACGTACTCCGCTTTTTAGGAATGAAAAGGTCAGGGACCTTAGCCTTGAGTTTGCTTCCAGGGCGCTGGAAGTCTACATATCTATTGTTCTTGTCCACACCTGACTCTTGTTCACTTCCTGCCATTCCCCCGCGAAGTGCGGTGGCTACATCATCATTTCTACCGTCTACAATTCTCTGAGCCTCTTCGTAGTATTCATCAGGACACTGCATAAGATACATTCTACCCGGTTGCCCAGACTTAGCATCGATATCATCGCCAGAGATTACACTAACGCGAGTGCCCAGATCGGTGCTACCCATTGCATCAGAATCACCTGCGAGGTCGAAGCTATTTACTACACCCTCTTCTTCCAGTTCATCCTTTTCTACAAACATATATCCAGCCTGCCTCGCTCTTGCAATGCGCTCTGGAGTACCTCTAAACCAATGTCTATGCCAACCATCCTTCTGCGGAACTTCCAATCGAAGTGTAGCAGTGGTCATAGGGCGAAAGCCCTTGGGAAACTCTACCTTACCATTTGCGGGACTCTTCTTCTCAGCCATTACAATTCTCCAGGATTAAAAGGTCGATTACTCAGCGTTGTAGATTCTAGCGTAATCAGCCTCCCATTCCTTGAGAGTTGCATACTTCTTACCCTTACCTACTAATAGCTCTGCATCAGCGTGGCAGGCATCTCTAGCCTCGCGTGGCAGTGAGGCAAACCCGGAGCCTGTGGACCTCGCTCCGCTTCGGCCCCCCGCTCCGCCCTCA